TTGGAAATCTTGCTGGCAACGGCGGCAGGACGACAAGCCGGATATCCGCGCTTCTCACCCTTACGGCGTCCACAGGGTTCGCCTGTCTTGACGTCAACCCACTTCTCACCAAACCATTTACCAAGACCTGCCTGTGCTGGCATCACGACTTCCTTACGCGGTTATCAGGGCCGGACCATTTACCGCCCTTCTCTTTATACCATTTAGCGGCGTAAGCGTTAGCATAGGCCGATGGATAGACCTTGTACTTACGCTTTGCCGCCGCTTTAGCCCTTGACCACAGGGCTGGGTCTTTTGGCTTACTTGCCGCCACAATACTTACCAGTTTTTGTGTTGCTAGTGCCTTTTTTCTTACCGTATGCCATCATCCTATCCTTATATTGCCGTTATCATCTGTTGAACACTTACTTGCCATTGTATCATATTTATGCACAGCAAAAAAGTTCCCGCCGAATGGATAGACATCATAGCCCATATCCTCAAGCGTGACCTGCATCTTATCCTTATCAATCTTTATAACTTCTATCAACATCTGGGGTTTGTGCTTGTCAATCAGGTTCCGCGCACCAGCTATGGCCTCGAACTCCATACCCTCAACATCAATCTTTATGAAGTCAACCCTGTTCAATGGCAGATTATCCAGCGCAACTTGCTCAACAGAGGTCATTCTCTCAAGCGTTTGGCCGATATCCTCACTGCCCTCTTTTTGCCTCAATTCCATAGAGCCAAAGGTTGATGGCTTCATATAGTTCGGCTTGGGTATTTGTATAATCTCGTTCTTGTCGCCAATCGCGCTGTTGTAAACAGTCACGTTAAAACAGTTGTTTATCGCCACATTGCCGCAAAGCTGGTAGTACACCATCTCCTGAGGCTCAAAGGACACAACTGAGCCAACGCCATTAAGCATCTTAGACCACTCGATAGTGTGCACCCCGATGTTTGCCCCGCAGTCAATAGCGACAACACCTGCGCCATAATCATTTAATCTTTGGCTCAGAACAAACTTAGCAAAGTTGATTTCTTCCATGTCGTACTGACCAGTATTCATCAACTGGAAGCCGACACCGTAGCCAGTCTCATCGTCTAGCATACGGTAGTCATTGCGGTTTACAATCAGAGTGCCATGCTCAGTGCTGACAAGTATATTCGCTTGAGGTCTCATCACCACTTTTCACGATTAGCCCAATATGCCGCAGACATCTTGCCCTTAGCAATGTTCTGCGCGTGTCTTGCTTTGAAGGATTTGCGCCGCGCTTTTTCCGCCGCAGTTTTTGGGTTCTTGCCAGCACCAGATACACCCTGCTGACCAAAGCGTATCATCTTTACCTTGTCGCCTTCTTTGGCCACCACCACATGACTTTTTGTGGGGTGGTTCGGTGTGCGCTTGGGCTTGTTGTACCCAGAAACTCCGGCTCTTTCTAGGCGCGGGTCTTTCTTAGTCATCGTCAGTCACCTCAAGATGTATGTTGCCAATGAAGGCCATAAATTCCTCTGGCTCAATATCAGCCCTAACAGACCAAACGGCCCCCAGCTTTATCAGCGCAAGCATGACTTCCTCTGGCTCAACGTCCATCACCTGAAACAAACCCTGCACATTAAGGTCAATCAAATCAGAAAGAGCCTCAACCCTCTCCTGAAACAGATACAGCTTTTCCTCTGCATCCTCACCAGATGCGCGGTCTGGAAACTTTATCACGTTAGTCATAGCCACCTCTCATTGCCTCATCATTATAACGCGGCAAAAAAATCACACAATCCAGTTTGTCTTGGGGCGTGGGCTATAGCTTGCGCCCCATTTCTTTGTATAACCCATAGCAGACGCACCCTGCTCAGAAAAGGTGAGCACAAAAGCATCCGCAACGTCAGGACTTCTCTGACCGCGTTTTTTCATCTCATCCTTACTCTCAACCTTCAGCTTGCCAGTGCTAAGGTATTTATACCTGATAGCCGTAATCTCCTGAATGAGCGTGTCATCATCTGGTATCTTGACATCTCGGCCCTCAAACCACTCCCTTGCGTTCCAAAACAACTCATCCCGCAAACGCCCAAACCTCTGCTTCAATGACGCGGTCTCACTCACCGACACAGCAACAGCAGGAAGGTCAAGTTCCCTGAGCCTGTCAGCCAGGCCAGCACCCAACCCAATGGCGTCAATATAAATCGCCACTGGTCGGCTCTGATAGCTACAAGCCTCATACTCAGTCAGCACAATACCCGCCAGTTCCATCAAATCCTTGTTCTGCCATGTCTTGATAGGCTCCAACAATTCCTGCCCCTGACGCTTGGCCAAAGCTGACCTGTCCTGCCCAAACCGCGCAACGTCAAGCCCCCAAATAACAGGCGTTGTGGGTGCAGGCGTCACATCCCGCCGCGTTGCCTCCTCAACAATATGCAATGGCACAAGAACATCATCCGACTGAGTAGGAAACTCACCAAGCACTCTGACGCGGTAAATATTACTTTCCTCGCCGTACTTCTCGGCCATGTTCTGCAAAAATTCCTCAGAAACATACTCACCATCATGACAGCTAACCGTAATGTTCTGCCACATATGCCTCTGGCTATGAAAACTCTCGTAAAAGAACCCATCACTCCTTGTCGGGTTCCCGCACATCACCGTCTTGGCACCAGCAGTAGATAACGCACCCTCAGCAACCTGAAAAACAACATCAGGAACACCAGACGCCTCCTCAACCAAGAACAGCATATTTTCCGAGTGGAACCCCTGCAAACTCTCTGGGTTCTCCTTGCGGCTAGTTCTCGCAACTGCATAGCTGTCAGACGCACCCTTCAGGCTAATCTTATCGCTCTTAAACTCAAGAAGGCTCTTAAACCCCTCCGGCAGTTTTCGCGCCCACTTGTCTATCTCCGTCCATAACACATCACTCAACTGGTGCGCTGTGTTAGCTGTAATGGCAACCTTGCAAGGATAATGACTGAGCAACCACCACAGAACTAACCAACTCTGAAACGCGGTCTTGCCAACACCATGACCCGACTTAATGCTAACGCGGTCATTCTCAGCAATGGCCCTCAACGCCTCCGCTTGCCACTTCTGAGGCTTGGCCCCAATAATCTTCTCAACAAAGAAAACAGGGTCATTGTGCATCTGCACAAGCAGGTCAGTTGTAAAGGTTTCGCCTGATTTCATCTCTTACCTCATCAATTACACTGCGCCAATCAAAAGGCTTGGGCTGGTAAAAATGACGCATATTCTCATAAAGAGAGTTCTCATCACCATAAGGATACCACCGCCAGCACGTATCATACCTATGCAAACACATAGACGGAATACCCAAACCGCCAACAAGATGAGCCAGCGCAGTATCAACCGTCACAACCAAGTCCAAATTGCTGACAAGACCAGCCATATCCGCAAAGTCCTCAACCTGACAACCAAAGTCACTACCCATAGCCGCCCCCAACTCCCTAGTCAGGTTCACCCACTCAGCATCAAAACCGTCCATCAAACTGTTGGCCTCACTAACCGACAAACTGCGCCGCTTGTCAATCATATACGCCGTATGGTTCTCAGGCCGCGAACTACCAGCCCAACACAAACCAATGCGCGGTTTTTTCTTTGGCCCAAGAACCTTAGCCCACTTCTGAACAATGGGGGGGTCTGCCGTCAAATAAGGCAGATTATCAATCTCAGTCCACTCAGAGCCAAACATCTCCATCAAATCCATAGACCACAAATGATGCGTGAAACGGCTCAAATCACTGCTCGTATCAACAATCTCACACAGCCCAGAGGACCGCAACAAACCATGCAACGGCTTGGGAGCCGATATAGCCACCTCCTCAGCACCCATCTCAAGCAACTTGGGCAACCAACGGCTAACCATAATCGTATCACCAAGCCCCTGCTCATGACGCACAACTACACGCCCCTTACCGCCCTCATAGGCTGGCAACACACTGCTCTCACGCAGAAACACATCCTTCCGCGACCGATAATGCCTCAAACCACTCTTAAAATCGCCTGAGTGCATGAGAGCAAGCGCAAGACTGTGCTCTATAGCACCATTGTCAGGCGCAAGTTCATACGCCCTCCTTGCCCAATCTAGCCCCTCCTCATGCCTACCAGTCTCCAAACACAAAACAGCCAAATTATGCACCGCCTGACTGTTTCTAGGGTCAATCTCAACAGCACCGCGTAACAAGTCACTGGCCTGAAAATCACGCATGTCCTCACGATACATATTAGCCAAATTAGCCATAGCAGGAACGCACCGACCGTCTAACTCCAACGCCGCCGCAAACATGCGCTCCGCATAATCACGCTTGCCAAGACGCAAAAAGCTGAGAGCCATCAAATTAGCCACTAGCGGATGAGGTACCATCTCAAGCACCTTGTGACAGGTCTCAGCACATCGCTTGTACTCGCCAGCGTCAAAAGACGCTTTCGCCTCACTAAATAGCTTATCAGGGTCCGCAGAATTGCTCATCAAATCCTCCGTAAACACAACGCTCATCGCCAGCCGCTAGTGCCCCTCTGCATACGAGGGTTTACCTTACGGCTCGTAAAGACGCCCTGCTGTTTATACCGCAAGTTCCGCATACGGCAGTCATCGTTAAAATAGATAACGCGGTTACGCAAATCTTGCAGAAATTTTTTGAACTCGCTCAGTGGCAGTTGGTGGTTTTTCAAGGGGGGTCTCCTGTGCTGGGGGTGTTTTTTTATTCGCCGCCCCCCGCGATTTCTGAAGGGGGGGTATCTGGCACTTTTACCTACCTATGGTAATCATTTGTCGCATAATAGTCATTATGGAAGGGATTATTGTAACTCATGAACAGCTAAGTTATTGATTTTATTGAGAACGTAAAAGTTGTACGCACCGATGGTTGTATATCTGTCATTGTTCATCTTGTGACTGACCGTCAATTTCGTCCTCGCCTGCGCGTGTGGCGGTGTAGGTATTTTCTTCCCCTTCAACCATTTCCACCACCTCCAACCTTTTCTGCTCCTCAACCATAGCGGCCACTCTGCGTAGTTCTTCCACGTAAGATACCTTATGCTCCACTTCCATCTTCTGCGTGTCGCCATACAGTCTCGGAAAGAACTTAGCCATCCGCCACTTCTGCGTATCTATCTCAAGCCTACCAGCCTGATAGTCCATCCGCCCATCTCTGACCTGCTCAAGCACCTCATCTATCCTGTCATCTATCGCCGTAGCCCTAGCCTCTACAGCCGCCTGATACCGCGCCTGCACAGTCGCGTCCTTCAGCTTCAGCTTGTAAAAAGCCTCATAGCTAGGCATATCGCTATCCTTACCAACAGACCTAGCAGACCTGCCATCAATAGCAATGCGCCGCAGATATTCATCCAAGACCTCTGGCGTCAACTTCTTCTTTGACATGAGATACCTCCTCTAATCCTTATATAGCTAAACAAGTTAATGTGTGCAACACCATTGACACATAACTACAGACTAATTACATAATACAATATCAACCAAGTAGCACAGGAGGACGCTATGGAAATACAACAGTTCACAGAAGGCCGTATGCGCCGTTATGAAGTCTCAGACAAACAGAAGGAACCAATCATTCTATTTGAGGAGCGCATATTCAAAGATTATCCCTATCTCGGCTATGATACGCACTCATCTGGCATCCGCCTCAATGAGACCACTGGCAAGTATCACTGCACCATTTACCACTGCCTGAGCGCAGACTAACCAGAACAGAGAGGCTTCGGCCTCTCTTTTCACATCCAACCCCTATCAATCGGATTATCCATACCATTACCCAGCGCGTTCCAATCCGCGTCAGTCTGGTCCGTTTTCATGAACGCGATAACATCTGGCAATATCAAATCATAATAAAACCCCTGAGACTGATAAGCCCTCCACATCTTCTCTGCAACCTTCTCTGCATACTGCTTCTGCTTATCAGACAGTTCCCTCTGAACCTCAGATACCGATTGCTGGCGTTTTAAGCGTCCCTGAGTGCCCTTCTTCTCTTTTCTGCACCAACCCTGCCAAAAAGCCTTACATGAAGCGTAAGCGGCTTTATTTCCCTTCTTCTCATCCCAGAGCCGAATATCCTTGAGTATCTCCTGCCAGTCCAACTCAAGGCTCTCAGCATATTCCTTATCCGCGTCAGATGGTGTCCAATCAGTCAGCTTTTGCTTTTTCGCAACTGTATTGGATTTTGTATATTCTGTTCTTTGTATATCTCTGTCTTTATTAAGTGTCGGATTTACCGTCGACGGTTTTTCCGTCAACGGTTTTTCAGTCAACGGTGAATCTGAGACGACATAACGGTTTGAGGCAAATTTGCCCTCAGCCCTCACCTGCTCCTTGCTGATATATCCATATTGTTCCAAGCAGGCCAAAATCGTCCGTATCTTGTCCCTGCCGACATCGAACCGCTTCCGCAGTTCTGTAACCTGAACCTGCCAATCAGTAGGCTTGCTTAACAAGTAAACCAGCAACCCCAACTGTTCTGCTGACAATCTGTCATCATTCAGCAATTCATTTGGCAGTACACTGAAGTTATCCTTCAGACTGCTCCGCACAATCAAGCTATCACTCATTCCACTAACTCCCTGACCTTGACCAGCACTCCCTCGCTGGCATTGCTATCACCACCGCGTACCTTGCGGCCCTCATCATAAGCCCTCTGAGCCACCCGCTTTAGATGCTCAGTAGGAACGATTATCACCCTTTCCCCATCAAGTATGAACGCCCAGAAGTCGGCCCTCGTAGTTCCAAGCCCTGACGCCTTGCCCCTGCACCTATACTCAATGAACAGATTGCCTGTCTGCGCGGCCTTAAAATCGCGCTTGACCTCAACAGTTTTGCCCTTGAGCAAATCAGCCAGCCAGACTTCCTCGTCCTGCCCCAGCTTCAAATCAAAAGCAAAGTTACTGTTGTACTTCATAGCTTACCAGACAACAAATCCAGAAAATCCTCTAGGTCCAAGACTGCAAGCGGCTTCTTCCTGTCAGCCCCAACCACCAAAATATCCGCGCCATCAAGATGCTGATACAAAAACTTAAACCCATCGGCCCTTTTCTTAGCCTCAATAACCCAAGTCTCTCGGCCCTTCTTGATGTGCACATCACCCTTGAACCCTGCGGCAGAACCAGACAACGGAACCCTGTTGGCCTCCATATCCCTCTGCCGCGCTAGTTCGACAATCTCACGCTCAAAACGTGAGCCCTTTTCCTTCTGTCTATTTGGCATTGAACCCGAACTCCGCGCACCAATCCTTCAGTCCAACCTTGCCGCCAGACATCCGATATATCTCCATCATATGCGTCCCAGATGGAGGCCGCTTGGCGTATACCCAATTATGTATTGTGACCTGAGAAACGTCCATCTTTCTTGCAAGGTCAGACTGCCGCAAACCCTTGTCTACCATCCATTCCGCCAGTTTCATCTATAACTCCAATTTTATTGTTTGACATTATGTTGTATAACCTCTAGTAAAGTATATTCAAGATTGTGTAAACAGTTAAATTAAGCAGGGATTATGGAAAACGTATATGAGAAGGTTGGTCTGTATCACTACAGTCCCAGCCAGCTAAACAAGCCTCTTGGTGTTTGGATGTTCAATTACTGTCATCTCGATAAGGACCAGAGGCGTAAGATAAAAGTAGGATGGAACGCGGCTTTCGGTACGGCGGTTCATGGCGGATTGCAGGGTATGTTATGCTCTGGAGTTTCGTTAGATGAGGCCATTGACAGTGCACAAATGTCGATGGACTTTCATGAGGCACCAGCCTCAGAGCCATTAGAGAAGTTAGCCAAGTTCCGAGAACTCATCCCAGAGGCCATTGAGCAAGGCATTGACTTGCTTGCTGAACCCTTCGGAGGCAGTGAGGAGGAGAGGAGAGTTGAGGTATCTCTGGCGGGTGTTGACCTGCCTGTAATCGGATACATAGACCTTTTCAAGTCGGACCGCTTTTGTGAGGTAAAGACAAAGGCCGCTAGGATGGGCAAGGTAAAGAGTGATGGCACCAGAGGTTGGACTAAGGCTACCCTCCCTGCTAGGCCAGAGTACAGCCATGTTTGTCAGGTTGCTGTATATGAACATGCAACAGGACTTAAGCCCAACATCGCGTATGTTGCGGCGCATGGTGCCATCCTCTTTTCACCAGATAATTGTGATGAACTGAAGCCAGATTATCTGGCCCACTGCCTTGAGGATATGCGTAGCCGCGCAATACGCAGGCAGAACCTATTACACATCTCAACAGACCCGAAGGTGCTTGCTGGGCTCATAGACCCAGACTTTGAGCATCCGTTCTATTGGGATGAAGAATTTAAAGATGAAGCAAAGGAGTTATGGAAGTCATGAATATATGGTCAGTGATGTCACAGATTGACATTAGGAAATATACCGAGAAGAAAAACAACTTCACGTATCTTAGCTGGGCTCACGCGCTCAGGTTGCTAAAAGAGCATGTGCCTCACGCTGAGATTATCAAGCACACATTTCACGCCAATGATAGCGGGAATGTTATTCTGCCATATATGAAGGACGAGCATGGATATGCTTATGTGCAGGTCACAGTCAAAATTGATGAGCATAGAACATCTGAGATTATGCCTGTTCTTAATCATGCAAACAGGCCAATACAGAACCCTAACAGCTTTGAGGTAAACGCTCAGATACAGAGATGTATGGCTAAGTGTATATCTATGGCAACAGGGCTCGGTATTCACCTCTATGCCGGAGAAGATACTCCGGCACCAGTTTCAGCCGGACCAGACAACTCTGGAAGCATGGCGGGAAAGGGAGAGGCGGTAGGCATTAGTGATGACGTTACTCGCTTAAAAACTGGAAGTGAACCGTCTGCCGCCTCAGAACCCCTTAAGAAATTGCAACCCCTGACATTGGCTCAGGAAGTGGCGATGGCACCCGATATTGAGAGCCTTAAGATGCTCTACAATCGGGAGCAGTTAAAGCTGTCCAGTGAGGACAGGCAATTATTCAGTAAACGGAAGAAGGAGTTGTTAGATGGCTGAATATGAACAGAAGGATATGTCAGGCGCGTTGTTTCCTAATGACAAGGGAGACAATGATAAACGCCCAGACATGCGCGGCACTGTAGTTGTCAATGGCAAAAAGTACAGCCTGTCAGCGTGGTCTAATGTGGCTCAGTCGTCAGGCAAAAAATATCTTAGCCTGAAGCTGTCAGACTTTGTAGAGCGTCCTGCTGACGCGCCAATGAAGCCACAGCCGATTGATGATGAAATCCCATTTTAATGAGATGGAAGCGTAAAAAACCAAGCCAGCAGAAGGTAAATTTACCCGCCAACAGGATGGATAAATGCTCCTTCTGCAAGCAAGACTTTAACTGGCGTTTTGCTGGTACTGTAAATGGTAATAAGGAGGTATTTTGCAGTTATGAGTGTCTTAGAGAAAATTATCTCACTATTCTTCGAGAAAACGAAGAAGCCCCACCGTTTGACGCCCTTTGATAGCCGCGTAGGTAGAATTATCAGGATAACATCGGAGGTCACAGGTGTCCCAGAAATCGAGTTGCTTAGTAAGAGGCGGCAGTTCTCAAGCGAAAGACAAATTGCAATGTACTTGTCAGTCAAGCTGTTGGGTTTGTCTTATCCAGAGGTGGGCAGGGCATTTGGGCGAGACCACACAACAGTCATTTACTCGGTCAGAAAGATTGAAAATCGCGGCAGAGGCAGAACGAAAGTGAACAGATGCCTAAAGAAAATAACAAGCAAGCTGTCGGCAACATGATACTTAGGTATGTAATACACGCCGAGATTGAGGCTTATGAGAATAAGGGCTGGGAGATAATCAGCCACCTTAAATGGCCTCATTCACAACACGCAGTGGTAATGAAAAAGGTTATTGATGTTGAACAAAGTTAATGATATCCCACCTCAAATATTGCTGATACCGCACCCAGATGGCATACTGGTTACGGTACCATCTGAAGGGTTCCAACACAAAAAGATAATGGATGCCAAGCAGATGACCAACCTAGCCATTGATTTATTGAAGTACGCTAACCAGCAACATAATGAGTAGGCAATTACAATTTATTGCTGACATGAGTATCAGCCAGACTGCATCAGGTCTGGCTGGTGAATATCTTGCCGCCGCGTCAATCCTTGCAAGGGGTTGGCGCGTTTCTCTTGCTCAACAGGACGCGGTAGACCTGATATGCTGGCACCCAGAGACCTCAGAGATGTTTAGAGTGCAGGTCAAAGCCTGCCAAGCATCTAGGCAGGGAGCAGGCCACAAGCACAAGGTATTCTTCCAGACAGGGCTAGGCGGAGCCAAAAGACTTCCAACGCCTCAGGATTATGATATCATGGCCTGTGTCAGTTCAGAACAGCGTTCAGTGTGGTACCTACCAGTAACAGACGTAAATACAAAAAAGCTGGTCAAGCATGTTTCTTTTTTTGAGAACGCTCACAATGAGCCTGATAGCTGGCAGAGGTCTATTGAAATTATGAGAGAGTATAGAAATGCAAGACGGAACAGATAAGATGATTGAGCAGATTAAGCGGCATGAGGGCTGTGTTCTTCACGCTTATGACGACCATCTGGGGTTTGCCACCATCGGCTATGGCAGACTTATTGAAAAGGGTATGGGCGGCATCTCAGAGGCGGAGGCTGAATACCTGCTCATGAATGATGTTCACAGTTTTGTGAATACTGCACAAACCTATGAATGGTTTGATGGACTAAATGAGCCGCGCAAAGCGGTTATTGTGAACATGCTGTTCAATCTAGGACAGCCCAACTTTAATCGTTTCCAACTGTTTCAGGGTGCAGTAGAGGCCGGAGACTATGCGGAGGCTTCTCGCCAGATGCTATTGGGAAGCAATGGCAACAAGTCCAAATGGTACCAGCAGGTAGGCAGAAGGGCTGAAGAACTGGCCAAACAGATGGAGACAGGCAAATGGCAACACTAATGGATGAATGGCGGGTACTGCCGCGTCTAGCGTTCTTTGCCATGATTGTGATGGCCTTTAGGGTGACTGAGTGGTACATGGCTCTGCCTGACCCCAGCATAGAGCAGTCAGGCTTTGTCTCAGTGGTTGTGGGCGCACTAACAGGCTCATTTGCAATATGGTTAGGGAAAGAAAAATGATACAGGCATTGATACCAGCCGTTAGCGGCTTACTGGATAAGTTCATTGAGGACAAGGACACAAGGAACCAGTTAGCACATGACCTTTCTACAATGGCCGATAAACACGCTCAGGAACTCGCTCTGGCGCAAATAGAGGTGCTGAAGGCAGATGCTAAGGGTGGATGGTTTCAGGCAAGCTGGCGGCCCCTTATAGGCTGGATATGCGGCCTGTCGCTCGGCATAAATTACATGGTCAGCCCGATTGCGGCTGGTTTTGGTGTGGTCATACCTCAGGCGGATATGTCTGTAATGATGCCCCTGCTGTTCGGTATGCTGGGAATTGCTGGTATGCGCTCATACGACAAGAAGCAGAACACAGACACCAAGTAACAAAAAAGACCCCAGCCGAAGCTGAGGTCTTTCAGGGAGGAAAACAAACTGAGGTCTAAACCTGACAGTTCTCATAATTTTCTAGCCAACTTAGAGCCGAATTGCAAGTCCCGAACTTGCACACCCTGAC